TGAAATCCAGCCCCGCATCGACCAGGATCATTCCGTAGCGCAGCAGCATGTTGTTGCGATTCCCATCGCCGATGTTATTCAGCACCCAACGCTCGAGGTTGTCCATCGATTGCTGGCTGTTGAGCAGTGCTTTGCGCTCTTCGTTCTTGCTCGTTTTCGGAATGAAGGGCAGCGCGTCCAGGACTTCACCCTCGTTGTACTCGTAATGGCCTTCGTGAGACAGCCACTTGCGAGCACGCTGATTCGTAGCCCTATCCACTTCGAACGGAAGCCAGTCGAACAAGTTGGTCATGAACTCTTTGTAGTCCCGACCGTCGAGCTCGAGCGTGAAGTTGATCGGCAGGATGATTCGGAACCTGTGCTCCTCGTCGGTGTGCCGCTTCGTGGTGTACAACAGGAACTTGTAGTCCTTCAGCAGCAGCTTGGCCGTATGCATGGCCACGCCGCCGTCCACATCCACGACCACCAGATTGAAGCCAGGAATGGTGTTTTCTTCGTTACGGTGTCCTCCGTTCAGGTGATGCGCTACCCAGTGTATTCCCTGCGCTTGAACCAGCCGATGCAGCTGATCGAAGGGCGCATGTTCGTTGCGGTAGTCGGTAGCGATATCCGTGCTGTACGACACCACCATCTTCGAGAGATCGGTTTCTTCCAGGGTTTCCCCACGCAGGAACTCGATGCCGTCCGAGAACGACTTCTTGATGATGATGTTGTTCTTGTAGCCGTACGCCGTGGCCAACACCAGCATCTCGTTACGCTGATGTACACCACCCTTGTAGAAGGGTAGATCCTCGACCAACTCGGCCTGGGTCACATCACGCTTCACCGCGGCCAGGTACTTGGCCAGCTTCACGTACGGACGGTCCCGGTTCAGCATCATGTGGAATGCGGCACCAGAGTCCTCTGCGAGCTTGATCGCGTTGTGGATGTGCTCGACCGTGACTTCGGTAGAGTCGTCGATGAAGGCGTAGGCTCCCGCCAACTTGAGCACCTTGAAGTAACGGTGCGCGAGCTCGGCCTTCTTCATCTCGTCGTGTTCGGGCAACCGATCGGCTGCTTCTTCGCACAGAATCTGATAGTTCAGGAGCTCGAGACTCGTTGCTTCCTGAATGATCAGTTTGCGGTTGACGTTGATGATATCGGCCATGGTTTCCAGTCTGTCCGAGAGCTCGCTCAGGAACTGGGTGTTGGCTGGGTTGGTGTTGGCGTTGTACCTCTCTATGGCGGTTAGGTTCGATGCACGCTTGTTGCCCTTGATGTAACCGAAGAAGCATCGGCGTGCGTACCCCGTGTCCAGGAAGCTGTAGAGCAGCTGCTCGGTCGTGGCTCCGTCGAAGAGCTTCGCCGGGGCACCGAACATCATCATGTTCGCCGGGGTCATGCCCCGGATCTCCTCGAGCCGCTTACTGTCTGCCGATTCCTTGATGAGCTTGGTCTTGGTCAGGCCCTTGTCGAAGAGCTCCAGGAACACCGTCAAGACTTCCTGGCTTCCCTGAAGGTTCAGACCGATCTCATCGACCTCGAGCGAGAGAGCTCCCGCATTGGCCATGAGGAGCTTGTGCCGCAACTGCTTGACCGCAGGTACGGTAGCTTCCGAGAAGCTAAAGAGCGGCGAGCCGCAGGAGTCGAACTCCTTTTGCACGCGAACCAGTTCCTCGTCCGGATCCGTTCCCTTGCGTCCCGCTCGTTTGACGGAGAGCTTGGGCAAGTTCTGCTCAGCCAGCAGGGGAAATGTTTCGTCCAGGAACCGGAGTCGGAACAGGTTGAGTACCTCGTTCTCGATCAGGTTGGTCGAACGTCCCTTGCCGAAGCCCGAGGGAGCCAGGTTCATGGCGTACAGGTTGACGGGAATATCCCCGAAATTCGGTGTGGCGATGGTGCAGCGCATCTGCGCGGCTACTACCGAGAAGTAGTAGGCCACCATAACCCGGAAGAACAACGGTTCATGGCTCTGGGTCCGGTTGCAGATGATTTCCACCAGTCGTTCCGAAGTCGGGTGATACTTCATTTCTTCGAAAGGCTTCATTGGTTTACTCAAAGTGTTAGATCTCCACTGGCGATAAGTTCATCCTTTTGGGAGCAGACTGGGAAAGCCGGGCAGTACTTGCATGCCTGTACTTGACCCGGTACCCCCTTCACCAGACCGACGCTGCCATCCTCGATGTAACGAAGCATGGCTTCCTGTCGAGTCGTGAAGTTCTTCGTGCTGCGTGCCGTCTTCGCCGGATTCTTGTAGTACTTCCACACCGGCTCGCTGCGCCACAGGTCTTCACCGTCGCAGTACGGAATCTCTTCCTCCGGTGCATCCATGTACTGCTCGATCTCTGCGACCTTGCGAGCGATGAATGCTTCGGTTTCAGCCATCGAAAGCAGCGGGAACGTCTGCTTGTGGAAACGCCTGGGCGGGTAGTTGGGATCCGACTTCATCATCGCGGCCTTCCAGTCCGTGAAGAGGTAGTGAATGTCCATCTCGTTCTCGGTGATCAGGTGTGGTGCGAGCCAGCGATAGATGCTTCCCTGCTGGGTATATTTGTCGCTGTTGACCTGGTTCTTATAGACCCACACCGAGGTCGATTTGAAGTCCTGCACTCGGCCCTCGCCGATGAAGTCGAACTTCCCGGAGATCGTCCACTTGCCGAATTTCTTCTTTAGACGTTGCTCGAGATAGACCGGGATGCAGTCCTCGGTGAGCTCGTCTGGCTCGGGGTTGATCTTGATGCGATCGATGACACGGGCAGGAAGGCCCATCGCCTGCATCGCGGGACGGTAGTTGGTGACCCACGCTTTCTCGATGCCGTCATGGATGGCTGATCCCATGCGGCTGTTCATCATGTCGGCCAGGTTGATGAGAGCCTGGTCCGCGGGTACCCGATTCGCCAGGATGATGTGGCGAGTAGGTTGGAGCAGCGTGGTTGCGCTGATCGTGTAGGGGTCGTCGTCGTAGTCGTAGTAATCCGACGCGAGGAAGACCGCCAAGGCCAACGGTACGTCGGCTACGTTCGAATAACGTCGGGTCATAAGGTTGTTTGTTGGTTGGTCGATAAGGCGCGAGGATCGCGCCTGTCGAACTGTTATCGGTGCCGCAAGAATTCACGCACCAGGATGTACATGAAGCCGACGACAGCACCTGCAAATAGGGCGAGAATGAATTTGATCAACCAGCATTTCCTTTCTTGGCTTCACGACGTTCCTCAACTACGACCATTCGTTCGCCGAAGTAAACGACTTTCTCGGAGTCATAGATGCCGTCTGTGTAGCCTTTCTTGGCCAGGCCAAGGGTTCTGGCAGCACATTTGCGCCAGATCGCTTTGAAGGCGTTGCCTTCGTTGAAATCCATGCCCAGTGCTTCGATAATGTCTCCACACTCCGCGGCATACGCTGGTCCACCGGAGATGGGATCCTCGACCTGGACACGGTAATAAGAAACAGATCCACCCGTATATTCGGGCTCATTACTTCTTTTGTCTTCCTCTCCCTGTCTGCAACCGAGACAGAGATCGTTATTAAGAAGCGCCGGGTTATCACACCCGATCACTTTACATGTACGAAACATTGCTACGGGAACCTCGTGGTTGCAAATTAACAGCTAACAGGAACATCGGAAGAGCTCCCGAAGGGAGCCTTCTTTACTTCAGATACCGCAAACACCATCCCGACACGCGGAGTTCTCTTCGAACTCAGCATCACCAGCAGCCACTGCTTCGGCATACGGCACTGGTTCAAGAGGCTGACCGCCTCGGGAACCATCAGGATAAAAGGTCAATCCACGAAGCCTTGAGGCGTACTGGCTGACGATTGCAGCCATCATTTCCACCCGATCCGGATTGTTCAGGTCTGAACCCCAGGCGGGTAGATTCAACGTACTGCTGATCGCCATGTCGATGTAGTCCTGAACATCGGCCTGGAACTGAATACGCCGTGCAGGATCATTGGCCAGGCTCGAGGCCGTCTCGATGTTGTCCGGGTTGATGCCGTACTGCTTGACCATCAACTCAGTGATCGCATCGATCTTGTACTGGTACCTCCAGGACGAGTTACCGACAAGGAAGCGTCGCTTATAAGCTGTGGCATACAGGGGCTCGAGTCCCGTAGTCGTGCCTGCGATGATCCCGATGGTCCCGGTAGGAGCCAGGGAACGGTAGGCCACAGGGCGGTTGATGTACAGGCGGTCGCAGTGTTCATCGGCTCCCGTTTGAGAGGCAGCGCGATAGACCTCCATCCACTCCCGGAGCTCGGGGGTCATCCCGTAGGGAAGGCTGCGCTTGAGCATCCATTCGTGCATCCCCATCAGGCCCAGACCGATGCGGCGATTCTTTTCCCGCACGGTAGCGATTTCCTTGGTGGGTACCTCACTGCGGATGGTTCCGCAGACCAGGAGCTTGGCTGCAACCCGCACCACGTCACCGAAGGTGGTGAGATCCGGGATCGCTCCCATGTTCACCGAGCCCAGGTTGCACACGTCTCCGTGATCGGAGCTCGTCACCTCAGTACAGGCATTGCGCCCTGTCTCTTCCTGTTTGTCGCGGAAGTTGAAGGAGAAGCCGGGTTCGCCGTTCCGCATGGCTTGCTCGATGTTCTTAACGAACGTCGGGTGGGTCCAACGGTGCTCCGAGTCCAGCCAGGCATCGTCATAGTTGACGCTGATATTGGTCATGTCCAACGGAGCAGCTCCGTTGAAATCATCCATCTTCAGGTCGTGGTAGGAGTAAGGCTTCCCGTCTTCCGTGATCGCCTTGCCAATCGTTGCATCGCCCCAGTTCTTGGAAACCAGGAACTTTTCGATATCCAGGTGTTGCCAGTTGAGGGATGCATAGATCGCGCTACGTCGGCTTCCGCCTTGCATGACGTTGCGCCCGATCTCGTTGAGCATCTTCATCAACGGAATGGGTCCGGATGCGGTACCTCCGGTACGCGAGAGATAGGCTCCTTCGTGCCGGAAGATCGAGTAGTCATTCCCGATACCCCCTCCGGTCATCAGACAGTCCGTGGCCCATCTTGCGATGCGTGCCCACTCTTCTCGACTGTCTTCTCGAGCTTTGCCGATGTAGCAGTTGTTGTAGAACTTGGCGGGCCGTCCTGCGTAGTAGACGTAACGCCCACCGGGGATGAACCACATGTTGGCAATGGCGTGAACGAGGAAATCCCGTTCCGACTGCGATAGGAGAGGGTGGTTGAACTGTCCGTAGGCTCCCTTGCCGGTTACATCCTCGACAATATGCCTGGCTTTCTCGTGCCAGGATTGTGAGGGGCTGAGCGCGTACTTATGCTTGAAGACGCTCTCGCCTAGAGGGTTGTTTCTGAATTCCGTCATTCGAATAGTATTTCTCTCTCGGGATGGTGAAAAGGGAGCCAAAGCCCTCCAGGAAAAGTCGAAGGCTCTGGCTCAGCAAGGGTTGGGATTGGCTTGCTTATTCCCGCAGGAAGGCCGGACGGCCTCTGGAAATAATGCAGGGGAAAGGAGATTAGGTTAATAAGCTCCTTCCGTCAATGCTTTCCAGGAAACGGGGAAACTCGGTTCGATATTGTCTGCCCACTGTTTGGCCAGATCCTGAATCTCAATTTGGGCATGGGAGTCGATTCTCAGCTTATAAGCTCGAGCCCAGGCTGCGAGAGATCCAGTGACGTAATAGCTGGTCAGCATCGACTGGGGCAGGACCATCCTGGCCTGCTCGGGGGCTACGCCCATGCTCAGGAGATCCGCATAGGCCATCTTGGCAACAGCTACAGCGCGTTTATAGGTGTCGTCGGCTACTCGGTTGTGCTGGATCGGGCCACCGCTTCCTTGCTTCAAGCTCCCGTCCGGACGCTCTCGCCATTCGGTGGGGAGATGAAACTCCGGGGTGTCATCCACGTAGCGCCTACTAACTTCGTTGTAGGTGAAGCCAACCATGTGCTTGAACCGTTGGCGGGCTACGAAGATCGGGACTGTCTCTCTCATCGTGATCTGGGGATGGGAGAACGGGGTCCAGTGGTTATGCTTGGCCAGGTAGTTGATCAGCTTCATATCCTTTTCGGATAATCCACCGTCGTCGTCCCACTCGCTCTGCTTGGCAAAGCTGACTCGAGCACTGTCCACGACAGTAAGATCCGAGCCCATGTGGTTGATATATTCTGCTTTAATCATGGGATAATCCTTTCCTTAAGGAAATCTCAGGCGAAAAAATGTCTGTTTGTGGTACTGGAAATTGGGGTGGCCCGAAACCAGGAGATCCCGATAGCAGCGGGATCCTGACGGCTACCCCTGCATTTGGTGGAATCGACGTTTCTTGGACTCTGCCGGGAGTTAACCCCCATGCGGTTGCCTACACTCGTCTTTATCGAGCTCTTGTAGATAACTTCGATGCTGCCCTTATCCTGAAGGATGTTCAGGATAATTTCTGGCATGACAAACACAGTACTCCTACCCAGTATTACTACTGGATTCGGTTCTATTCAATCAATGGAACTGAAGGAGACTTGATTGGACCCGTAACAGCGGTCGCAAGACCGCTTATCGCTGATCTCATTGAGCAGTTGACTCAGAAGATTGATGAGGGTGTTCTCTCTCAATCTCTGAAAGCGAAGCTCGATGAGATCTCGATCCTCAATCAGAATTTACTGAATGAGATTACGGCTCGAGAAGATGCCTCAGTCACACTGGCTCAGGCGATTGCTGACGCAGAGGCTGGGATCGCAGATGCACTGAACTTCATCCATACCGAAATCAACAGCCGAGCGACCGCCGACCAGGCGGTTGCAGAGCAGCTGGATATCGTGGCCTCTACGCTGGGGGATTCGGTAGCTTCAGTAAGCCAGCACATGGCTACCGAGATCTCTCGGGTCGATGGGGTGATCACGCAGATTGGAGCTCGCTGGACAGCCCAGGTGAATGTCAATGGCCTGGTTGGCGGCTTCGGGGTCTACAACGACGGTAAGAAGGTCCAAGCAGGTTTCGATGTAGATACCTTCTGGATCGGCAGAACCAACGCCAATAAACGTAAGCCCTTCATCATCGAGGATGGGGAGGTTTTCATTGATCAAGCGGTCATCAACGAACTTCTGTTTACGAAGCTCCGTTCGGATGATGGTTCACTGGTTTTTGCCAACGGTGCGTTACGCGCACAGTACGTCAACGTCGCTGAGTTGGTTGCGGAGCTGGCAACCATCCAATCGGCGTATATCGGCAAAGGGCATATCAAGGACGCTGCGGTAGACACACTGCAAATCGCAGGAAATGCCGTAACGGTGCCACTCAATACCGCCTACCTGGGCTATACGCCTGGGACCGGCATATTAGATTTCAAGAATGTAGCCTCCATTACCTTAACGGCAGATGCTTACCCCATTGCGGTTGTCGGGATGTTTACAGCCGGGGTTGGGTATGCGGCCGGTCTTCGAAGCACTCAATATCGAGTACTTGTTGACGGTAGCGTGCTTGTTGACTACGGAATCATCACCGGCGCTTATGAAGTATTCCCCAGTTTCAACTTCTTGGGTCATGTCCCGGCGAGGAGTTCCAGGACATTTGTAGTCCAGTTCGCGGGAGAAGATTCCGATGTGCGGATGGCATATAGGTCATTGACCCTGCTCGGGGTAAAGCGATGAATAACCTGAAGGATTACTACATCTCCCAGGGCGATCGGCTGCTCGGGTATGGAAACTGCCAACCGGGGAACGAAGACAAGATTGAAACCTATGGTGGGGAGCTCCACTGGGGTAAACCGCCCGAGTCGCTCAAACCCATGTCAGAGCTAACGCCCTGGCACACCTTCGATCCGAAGAACCGGACCTGGGTACTCCCGCTCTCCGCGGCTTGGACTCGAGTACGTGCTGAGAGAGATCGGCGTCTTGCTGAAACCGATTGGACGGCGCTGCCGGATGTTCCTTTTTCTCCGGAACAGCTACAGGCTTGGCAAAAATACCGTCAGCAACTACGGGATATAACGCTGCAAAAGGATCCCCTTAAGATTTCATGGCCGGTACCACCGAGGGGCTGAATTAATAGGCAAGTGGGTTATTTACCCTATATACTTCGTCTGGTTTAATTTTGTTTATAACCCTTCTGAAAGAGTACGCCAATGTCTGCTGCATCGGATTATCTTGAACAGGCTCTTTGCGAGCATTTCCGTGGTACCCAGTTGCCGCTTCCCTCGAACTTCTTTGTCGCGCTGCACACTGAAGATCCTACCGATGCTGCTTCGGGTGGGGAAGTTTCGGTGGTGGATTGGCCTGCCTACGTTCGCCAATCGGTAGGTACGCCGCTGTCTTCGGCCTGGACGGCTTCGGCCAACGAGGCGGGCGGTGGTAAGCAGATCACCAACGCGAACACGATCAACTTCCCAGCCAATAACGGCCCGAGCTCGGTTGTCCTGACGCACTTCTCGGTCTGGGACTCGGCATCGGGCGGCAACATGTGGGCCAGTGCCCCGTTGACGGCTCAGAAGACGATCGATCCCACGGATATCTTCTCGGCGATTCCGGGTGCGCTGAAGCTGATCGTCCGGTAATCCGGGTAAGCCATGCAGCTGAATGGCGCAGCGGTTAACGCTCGCGGGCTAAATGCAGTAAAGAGAGTGCCGGTCCCCTTCGCAGGGGACTCGGCATTTTCTGTTGTCCCTGCCCTGAGCGGTACCCGTTATGTGCTGGGACGTGGGGCAGCGAAGGTTGAGCTCGACTCGAGCGTGCTCCTACGAGCCCAACGATTCGGTGTGGGTTCGGTCGTCGTTCAGGTCGTACCTGCGATTGCCCAGACGATTACCCGGTGCGGGGCTGGTACTGCCCGAATCGTCATCAGCGGTGCTCTGTACTACCAGCGGGTCGTCTACGGCACGGGTGAATTGCGCCTGGTCTTCACGGCCCGAGGCGATGTAGGCGTCAAGTTCGGATCCGGCGTGGCGGTGTTCACGCCTCTGGAAGCCAGCCTATCGGGAGCCAAGGCTCAGCTGGGTTCGGGTGTTGCCCGGATCGGCGTCCATGGTGAGTTCCGGGCCTCGGCAATCCGCAGGGGAGTCACCAAGCCGACTCGCTCCTTTGTAGCGGTGCAAGGGGCTCTCGAGCCCTCTCATATCACCGAGTTCGGTGTTCGATACGTTGGAGGCTTCGGCGAAGCCCTGGTCGAGCTCTCGGTACTCGATGAGGGAATGCTGCGGCAGTCCCATGTCGGCTGGCTCGAGATCACCAAGCTCTCAGCCTCATTGGCAGGGATTACTCACCGTCCCACGCTGGCCGGTAAAGCGATCCATACGGTGAATCTGTCGGGAACCTTCCTGACACGTCGGCAGCTGAAGGAATCGCTCCGGATGGCCGAGGTCTTTGCGGAGTGCAGCGGAGAGGTTCTGGTTCGCGGGGAAGGATCCCTTCCGATCGTCTTTGCTCCTCGATTCTCGGGAAGCGTTATTCGGCAAGGAGCTCTAGCTCCTGCTGTTCTCGGCATACATACCGAGGGTGACTTCGTACGGGTGAAAGCGGGATCCGGTACCGCAGTCATCTCGATCGGCCTGACCGGCGAAGGTCATCGTGGGTTGGCGATGCAAGGAAAGCTGGTCATCGAAGCTCTGACCTTCTCCTCGGCGGTCGTCAATCCGTACGCAGAAGATACGAATGAAGAAACCTTCGTTCGAAAAGCTCAACCGCGAGAGTTCGCTCGCAAGAGTTCGAAGAGGCTATTTGTGCGATGAAAGTAGGAACGATCACCAAACAATCTCGAGAGCGTCGGAGCGTCTCTATTTTCTACGGGGACGACCTGGACGAGGGCGATGAGGTCACCGAGATCACGCTGTGTGAGGTTGATCCTCCGGGCGAGCTCACGGCTACGGCTGTCCTGGCCACTGAGGAACGATCCCGTATCTGGATCGAAGATGGCCTCGAAGAAAACAGTCCCTACAAGATCACCGTCATCGTCACCACTAACGGTGGTGAGAAGTTCGAAGACGAAATCTTCGTGAACATCGTGGAAATCTAAATGGCTCAAGTATTCGCTAATAACGCAGCGACTGTCCTGAACGGAGCAGTGGCCGCAGAAGATACAGTTCTGATCGTCGCCCATGCTGCTGGCTTTCCTGAGCCTACAGCTGGCGATTTCTTCCTGGCTACCTTGATCGGCTACGACTCCAACGGCAACGAGAATGCCTGGGAGATCGTGAAGTGCACAGAGCGAGACGGGAACTCGCTCACGGTGCAGCGTTCTCAGGAAGGCTCGACCGCGCGAGCTTGGGCGGATGCCACTCGAGTTGAACTGCGGATGACCGCGGGTACTCTCAACAACCTAGCGGCCGTCATTGTTCCGGATCTTTCGAGTGTCCAGTCGAAACCAGGGGACGTTCTCTCGACGTATTCTCCGGAGCGTGTGCCTCCGGAATGGGTACTTGCTGATGGGGCTGACTACGAGCGCGGAATTTATCCTGCTTTAGATGAATTGTGGCCCGTTTGGGTTTCAGAGGCTGCTACTACGCCTGGCGCATATACCAACGTAGCAACATGTTTAGCCGGTAGTGCGGATCTAAGCTACACGGCTATTGGCTTTAGCTCTGCCCCTTACCTGAAAGTATATAAGCGTGATGATAACTCCTATAGCATGTTGCCCGACCTAGCGGTGCTTCCACCAAGCCAACCGGCATCCGTTTCTTTTAGTGATGGCGGAGACATTTTGGCGCTAAGCACGTCTACCAGTTCAGGACTCCAGGTGTATGAACGCACTGGAGATACGTTTACTGTCGTGCCTGTAAACGGCCTCACGTCCTCAAAGGGAACACTGGCAGCTGTTAGCCCTGATGGAAACTATATTGCGTACGTCTTTCAGGGTACACCCTATATCAATATTTTTAAGAGAGTGTCTGGAGAATTTGTTTTATTGGACAGCACAGGATTAACACTCTCGAACTACGGTAATTCTCGGATTCTGTTTCATCCAAGCGGTAATTACTTGTGTGCGAGTATTAACAACACACTACACGTCATACAACGGGAAGGGGATGTTTTTACAAACGTAAAAACAATAAGTCTACCGGTGCTCACCACATCTTTGGCTTTCGACAGTGCGGGGGAGTTGCTGGCAATAGGGCATAGCAATACGCCGTACCTCCAAGTACTCAACTGGAATAACGCTGATCCAGTAGCGATCCCGGTAAGTTCCACAATAGCTGTTGCCGTTAAAAGTGCCATGTTTCATTCTCCCACGGGATATCTGGTCGTCATTGGTGGAGGCGTAAATGACAAGTGGGTTTTTGAACTCATTAACGGTTCTTTCGAGATTCTCCCTGGTGCAAAATTTCCGTCGCCGAGTTCTCTCTCTAATAGGTTTGCCGCAGTGATCGATGAGGCTGGTAAATACCTGGTACAGGTTGGTACCACCGCCAGCACTTCGTTCGTTGGACAAGCGTTTTTCCATCGGATGAGGGTACCGTCTATTTCTCAATCAATCCCGACGAAGATCTATACGGGAGTATCTGCTGAATGAGTACGCGCGTATTGTATGAATACGACGACCTGGGGGTTTACACGGGTCGTTTCCGCACCATCGATAAGTGGCACGGAGTGCCTCCAGGCTGGACTGAAAAGACTGTGCCAGTTACCCCAGAAGGAATGTTTGCGGTGTTTCAGGAAGGGGCTTGGTCTGTTAAAGAAACCTTACCTCTTCCGCCCGTACCTTCCGTAGTAAGCAGAGCCCAAGGACGTACGGCTTTGCATCGATTCGGTGTCCTGGCGACTGTCGAAGCCCTTGTGTATGCCGCAGAGGCTGATCCGGAGACGCGTATCGCCTACGAAGCAGGAGAGTGGCATCGCAACTCTCCGATGCTTCTCACGCTCGCTGCGGGACTTGGACTTACCGAGGAACAGGTGGACGACCTGTTCCGAATGGCATCAGAGATTCTTTTGTAATGAAGCAGTTTCTCATCGCCTGCGATCAGATGATCAACACGCTCATTCCGTTCGAAGGTGATGGGTTCGGTTTCGCAGACGAGTCGCTCAGTGCTCGAGCGTGGCGTCTGCGGGACCAGTCCTCCGTCTGGAAGTGGATCGACCAACTGTTCTTTTGGGAAACGGATCACTGCCGTAAGTCCTACGAGTCAGAAGTTCAGCGTAAGCATCTACCCAGCCATTATCACGATTGAAGTGCTCTCTGAACTCAACCTATGCAACGGCAGCATTCCATGAATAAGGCAGCAGATACGGCATCCTATGTAGGTGGTGGTTTCTCGGTGTTCGCCGCACTGACGTTGACGGATATCGGCATCATCATCGGTATCGTCACCGCCCTCCTGACTTTCATCGCCAACACGATTTATCAATGGCGAAGGGATCGTCGGGAGCAGATCACTCATGAGCTTCGAATGAAGAAGCTGATGGACAGTGAGAACGACACTCTCCCGGCATGAAACAACCGCGAATGATCCTCGCTGCACTGTCCCTCAGTGCAGCTTCTCTCGTTGGAATCGCAGTCCATGAAGGTTATCGAGATCGGGCTTATATCCCTGTGGCTGGCGATCGGCCCACGATCGGATTCGGGGATGCACAGGGCATCAGGATGGGAGACACGACCGATCCGGTTCGTGCGCTCATTCGGCTGAACACTCAGGTCAGCAAGTTCGAGCTCGAGCTCAAGCGATGTATCGGCGACGTGCCGATGCACCAGTATGAATGGGATGCAATCGTCTCCTGGTCCTTCAACGTAGGGTCCGGAGCAGCCTGCTCATCCACACTGGTTCGCAAGCTCAAAGCCGGTGACTACACCGGAGCGTGCAACGAGCTCACCCGCTGGACCAAGTTCCAAGGTAGGACGCTGCCTGGTCTGGTCAAACGCCGCGAGGCAGAGCGGAAGCTCTGCTTAGGGAACCAAGAATGAAATACCACCTATCCCGTAAATACATCCTGGCCCTCCTGAGTCTGGCTTCGGCTACTGGTCTAGTTGCTTTCGAGAAGATCTCCGATGGGGTCTACAGCGCCGTGGTAATCGCCACGGTGGGCGCTTATATCCTCGGCAACGTGATGGAGAATAGTCGTGCTCAGCAAGCTCAAGGGTGATCTAACTATCCTCGGTATTATTTTTCTGCTTGCTGGCTTCGGTTATCAGCTGCTCCAGCTGAAGAATGCTCGCATCGAAGTAGCTGAAACAAAGCAGGCGCTGTCCGACGAGCGGAGCCGCGCAGCGGCAAAGCTCGCGGACGCGCAGGCTGAGATTCGACAGGCAGAGCAGAAAATCAATTCATCGGTACTGGAAGTCCGGAGGGAAACCAATGAAAAAGTCTTATCTCTTGTTGCTCAGCGTAATGATCTTCTCAAGCGGGTGCGCCTCGCTGAAGCAAGAGTCGCCACCAACGCTCTCGTGCCCCGCACCACCGCAGATTCCGGCACTCGAGAAACTCCCTCCGGAGATAATCAACCCGAGCTTCTTGGATCGATTGGAACAAAGGATGTGGAAGAAGCCGGAAGGGCGGATTTAATACGGAATCAACTCATCGCTTGTTATAAGCAGTATGATTCGGTATTCGAAGCTCTTAATACCTCCGGAAAATAAATGCAGTTCAAAGCCCTGGAGTCATTTGCAACTCCTCGACAGCTGGAATATATTGAAGCACTTCGTTCGAATGACTCAAAAGAAGCTGCTGCCGAATCTCTTGGTGTTTCCCCCAAAACTCTCGATCGTTCCCTCCAAGCTCTCAGGGCCGTTGCTGCGCTGAAGGGCCATGCACCTGGGCACTTCGACAACGGAGTGGCACCCGGTTACGTGATGGGCAAGGTCACCGTCCAGCGGGGTCCGGATGGAACTCCGGAGCGGACCTGGGAACGACAGTCTCCCGATGATCTGCTGCGCCAGACACGGCTACAGGAAGCCCTGGAAGCCATGTGCGAGGAGATCACTCCGGTCGAACCAACGACTGCACCCTCGATCACGACCTCCAACCTGACCAACGTCTACACGATGACGGACTGCCACGTTGGGATGCTGGCCTGGCGGATGGAAGGCGGTGAAGACTGGGATCTGAAGATCGCCGAAGACACGCTCGTCGGCTGCTTCGAACAGATGGTTCTGGCCGCACCCGCGGCCCATACCTGCGTCATCGCTCAGTTGGGTGACTTCCTGCACTACGACTCGGCACTCTCGCCGGTCACCCCGATGCACGGGCACATCCTCGATGCCGATGGGCGGATGCCGAAGATGGTCAAGGTCGCCATCCGGATCCTTCGCAAGCTGGTTGCCTTCGCGCTCAAGAAGCACAAGAAGGTCATCCTGCTGCTTGCAGAGGGCAACCACGATATCTCTTCGTCTGTCTGGCTTCGTGCGATGTTCGCGGCGCTGTACGAGCTCGAGGAGCGTGTCGAAGTCATCGACAGCGAGCTCCCGTACTACGTCTACCAACACGGCAAGACGATGCTGGGGTGGCACCACGGTCACCTGAAGAAGAACGATCAGCTACCGCTACTCTTCGCCTCGCAGTTCCCCGTGATCTGGGGCAACACGCTCAAGCGGTACTGCCATACGGGCCACCGCCACCACAAAGAGATCAAGGAGCATTCGGGCATGACGGTGCAGCAGCACCAAACCATTGCGGCTCGAGACTCGCATTCGTCCCGTGGCGGCTGGATGAGCGAGCGTGCAGTCGAAGCCATCACCTATCACCATGAGTACGGTCAGGTGGGCTCCATCACAATCGTTCCGGAGATGCTGGAGCTCGCTGTATGAGTCCGCAGGAGATCGCCGCTGCGCTCGACGCGCTCACGCCCCAGCAACTGGGGCGGATGAGCCATGCGGACCTGTACAACGCCCGCAACTACGTGCCGCGTGAACAGCAGAACAAGATCAGCCCGTACGAACACCGAGCCTTCGCTCGAGAGGCCACCGCGGAGAATCCATGGATGGGGGTTCCGATCGCCTTAGCTACGCCGCTCTACCAGGCGTACAAGGCAGTCGATGGACGCTCTCGGTCCAGACCCTCACTGGATCAGGTCACGCAAGGGTTTACGGGCGTCGGGGAAGGGCTCTGGCAAGCCTTCCAGGAGTTCATGCGAGCCAATGAGAAAAGCCAGCAGACAAGCCATCTGAAGGCCCTGGAATCCTACGCTCGAAATCAGTGATGCAGTTCTTCGATGACGGAAAGATCGGGCTCTCGCTCGAGCCCATGATCGGTGTGCTGCGGCTGTTGCTCGAACCCGCTACGGAAGGCAAACCGGCGTTTGTAGCATCAGGTGTCCTGGTTCGAATGTCGGATTCGGTATGCAAGCTCGTAGGTTTCAACGGAGCCATGTCGATCCGACATCAGGCTTTATTGGCTAAGAGTCTCGGAAGCATGGGTTACACGGTCGCCTACGTGGAACGAGCCGATGGAGGAACTATAGCCTTCGGTGAACCAGTCACCGAAGGTGACTTCAAAGGCTGTGTCCGTCTGGATCTCGATGCAGCCAATCAACGGGGCGAACAGCGGTACGGATCAGCGGGTGCTCTTGAAGGTGTTCTGAAACCAGCGTAGCGCCTCGGGCCAGTTGCCTCGGTGCTGGTAGGCGACGGTGAACTTGTCTTCTCGATAGAGCTCGATGACCCGCTTGTTGTGGGTCACCTGGTAGGACATGCCAGCGTCTTTCACGGCCTTACGAAAGTCGTGATAGGCAGGACGTTGAACGGTATAGAGTTTGGGGGGTGCCGTCGAAGAAAAGTCGTCGGTGCGCATGAGTCATTTGTACTCCTCTTTGATTGGTTCTCCTCGGAGAATCGCCCACTTTGGTAGAATTTTGGGCTTCGAAATGGGCCAGCTGAACGCTGGGGCTTTGCTTAATCGGTAACAAGCTACCTTCCCATTACCGAGGAACGAGAGCTCACGGAAGACTTCAGTTGTAGGCTGGAGGATGCCCAGCCCCATGTCTTCGGCCTGGTAGATCCAGGCCCTCAGATACAAGCCCAGAGGTTGGTAGAGCTTCGCATCCTTGCGAAACGAGTTCAGGGCCGCACTGGAATTCTGATAGAGCTTCGCTGAGTGCTTGTCGGTGCCTTCGTAGTGCAGGAAACACGGGGAGGAGCAGAAAGACAGGACCATCGCCGGGAACCACATGATGCTAGTACTTCTTACTTCTGGTTTAAGAAGACCGCATTGTAGGTCAATGCTCGATAGTACTTCCTACTGTTGGACATGACCCACCCGGACGCGAGGTAGTTGACTCATACAACAATCGTTGTTAGTTAGTGGTTACTGTCACTCCCGTCAATCGTTCGAATTCACGGCAGGCATTCTTGTACTGATCCGCGGACTCGGAAGAGTCCTCGAAGGGGTAGATGCACTGGTCAACAATCTCCGCTTTGTAGTGTCCAACGAGCCACCAACAGTTGTGCTTCTCACTGCGCTCTGGAACCGCTACGGTGGTTGATTCATCTTCGTCGTAAGCGGGCAGTACCTCATAACTCGTAACGGCACCTACCCAGGCAAACGGGTAGTGGCGAGCATCGAAGAAGCCAGGATGGTTGCACTGGTCCTTGGTGCATTCGCAATACGGGCTGCGGCAAGGATGATCCATGGCTACTCCTTCAGGTCGTTCAGGTGACCTTCGAACACGGCCAGGACGGAGAAGTCTTTGGGGTCTGCGACTCCGGAACGAGCCGCCGTTTGCTGCCCCTCGGCTTGGGCCTCGAGTACGCTATTCGCCTCGACATGGGCAAGAAAGCTGCCATCCCCGTTCTCGTTCGCGTAGTCCGGGTAGAGCAGAAGTACTGTGTATTTCTTCATGTCTTTGTTGGTAGTCAATGGGACAGGGCCGTGGTTATGGGACAGGACAAAGAAAAAGGGCCTAGAGGTTGCCCTCTAAGCCCTTGATTTTGCTACGTTTTGTGGCGCGCCCGGCAGGATTCGAACCCACGACCCCCTGGTTCGTAGCCGATGCGTCTGACTACTGGTTTCCTCTTCTGGATCAGGTACTTAGGAGACGCCTCCTGTCCCATTCAGGAGGTCCAAGGCGCTCGGTAAGTCGTTGATTTCCTTGGAACTGCGTTGATCCAATGGGACAGCTTGGAGAGGTACTACGGATCCGTCACTGAGCAAGGTAACGCTCTGCTCCAAGCCCTCGATCACGTACACCTGTACGCCTAGAAGCTGTGGCTCGTTCAGCATCATGGAATCCCTTGTGGGATAGATGCTGGTACCGACCTCGTGGCATAGCAGAGCGAAGTGATAACGGGTCACCAGGAAGGCAACCGGGAACCTTCGATTCCTTCGGAAGCCCCGAAGGGCTTGGTCCAGTTCGGTCATGTTGTCGTACATCACGCCTCCTTCGCCACGCGGTAGACGTGCCACACGAGCGGCCCGTCCTGCGCGGTGCCGATGTACTGACCTCCGGCGCACGGGTTGCCGGTGCCATAGACGGCGATGGCTATTTCCTCGTCAGGATTCATCGTATCGACCTCTGCCCAAAGACAAAGCACGCCGTGCTGCATCTGCACGGTGAGCAGCTTCGCCCTGGCCGGCATCCAGACGCTTTGCCTGTCCGTGATTTCAAGCGGGTACTTGTAGATCGTCTGCATCACTCCTCCTCCTTCGCCTGCGTCAGTGCAGCACGGGCGGCATCAAGGGTCGCTCGCGGGGATTCCCCCGTTGCGATCTTCTTCCACTCACGATCGTTTCTGCCGCCTGTGACCAAGTGCGCCTCCCACATTCCATCCTCGTCATAAGGAACCGCGCTGATTTCGACGGCGGGGTTGCGTTGCCACCAGTCCAGTCTCTCGATCTCGTCATCGCTCAACATCGTTCGCTCCTGTCTGCGCCAGTGCGGCGCGGATTCTGGTGCGTAGTTCCCAATTGCGGTCAACGCTGTCGTCGCATCGCGGGCACCAGTGAGATTCCTGCCATCCCTCACCGACGTCTT